TTTGTTATATAAGAGGGAACCCCGCACGTGAATAGGTGTACCTTTCTTGTAGATATCTTTCCGATCTGACCAGTCTGTAATCTTCGTGACGCCCCGTGGAAAAGCCACTTCTTCGGGTGGGAGCGATTTGAAATCTTGTTTGAATGTCTGTATGAAGTTCTGTACATCCGCTTCAGACGCCGAAATGATAAGCTTGAATATTTCCTTGAACTTAGTTCTACAAATCTCAGGGGTCGACGACTTAATGGCCTCGATACCCATAATTTTAAGCTTAGGTTCATCGTACTGTACTCCTTCTGAGTTATGTACATTGAGAATATACCGCTTCTTTGCTGTCCATATACCACGATCAGCAATCACTTCACGTTCCATAACCATACGATTCTCAAAGCAATTCATGTCTTCATATATCTTTTGAAGTCTTTTCTCAAGTACTTTCGAGAAGTGATTGTGACACGATTCATCCAAGAATTTAATTGGATCTTTTGGATTGAACTTATCAACGAATGCTTCGAAGTTAACGTAGATTGAATCTGTATCAATTGCAATCACGTAGTCCTTTTCGGTTTTTAAAAGCCGATTTATTTCTTCGTTAATTGCTTTTTCACATTCCTTAATAACGTGCTGACCAGTTGTAGTAATTGCTTCTGCAACCTCAAGATCGAAATAACGATACCACTTATTGCCGATGGCACCGAACAAAGAGTTCATCAAGATTTTTACAGCCATTTGCTTATTGTTAAGAGTTGCAATCTGTTTTTCGATTTCTTTTGAATTACCCTTTTGTTGTTCTTTCTGCCACTGAATCATTTCTTTCTTAACTTGTGCACGTTCCGCATAGAAAGCTTTGACGAGTGTAGGAAAAACACCTTCACGACTATTATCAAAGTAGATATTATTATCTGATCTTGAAACATTTTCACCATGCATACACTTTTGTTCAGGTGACATGTTCCACTGAGCAATAATGTTTGGATACAGAGAATTCAAATCAAAGGAAACTACCCAATTATGAGCACCGACTTGAGGTTCTTTTACATAACCACCGACAAACTTTACTTTTAATGTTTCTCGAGATCGAGGTGGTGGACATGGTACTACTATATTATTTTTACTTAGTTGGCGATAGATAATTGAATCCCATATTGCAGTGGTACCCCATATATCGCTGTAGTTTACACCGGCTTTATAAGCTAGAGTAAAGCCGAGACCAAGAAGATCGAGCTTCTCATCAAGCTTTTCGATAAGCTCTACGTCTTTAATATTATAATCAATATAGAGCTGATAGTTTTCTTTATATAGATTGCGAAGAGAACCATACTCTTCATAAGACATTTTCTTTTCACCAAGAACGACATGTGCTATATGATTTAGTGAATATGATTCTTGAGGACCATACGAATAACCAAACTTCTCAAAAAGATCCATGTAATCTAGCTGCACAATGCCGGCAATTTGATATGTTTGCATTTTTTTATTTTTAAATGCCACATCTTTTTTTCGTAGTGAAGATTTTGGATCGCCAATTACGCGACTGTACTTATCATGCCAAGGACTCATACGAATAGTTTCTTTATCGGTGATTACGTGCCGCATTCTGTTAATAATATACGGTACATCGAAGCCACGAATATTCCAGCCGGTAATTACGTCAGGATAGTTTTCTCTGCCTTGTTCGGCCCAATATCTTAAGAACTCAAAAAGTAATTCCTGTTCGTCTTTACATTTTTTGTATTGTATACGGATATGATCATGCGGAGATTTTGACTTATCGTAATCACCACAACCCCAAACGCGATATACGTTATGCTTGCTTGACTTTAGAGTAATTGCTGTTATAGGATGCTGAGCTACGTCAGGTTCTGGAAAACCATCTTCTGAATGTACCTCGATATCAAGGTTGACGACATTGATCGATGCCTGATTCCAACGAATTTCATTTGGCCATCGATGCTGTATGTATTGCCAGTGTGGACGGTCTTGGCCAAACCACTGATAACTTGGAATATCTTGATTTTCTTTTATAAAAGCTCTGAACTCTTTTACACCTTGAAATTGTACTGGCCTGACATAAGCTTTATCAAGTGTCTGAAATTTTGTAGGTTCTGTTGAAGGACGATACAGTACAGGTTTAAAACTTGCTTCTTCTCTACCTACATCTTTTGTTTGGATATCTCGCGCCCATCTCTTTCCGTTATCATCAACGTAACGTAAAAGTACACGATCGCCAGATATATCAATATTTGTATAAAATGACATACAACCTCCTATGCATTACTATTATAACACAATTCTAGGAGGTTGTACACAGTTTTTTTAGGGTTTGGCTGCATCCAATCCTTCTACATAATCCATCATGGTAGCAAGAGCGCTGTCGTCAAGATCACCAAATGGTTTAAATTTACCGGTCTTGATATGATGTGCGATATGTTCTGCGTGCTTTGCAAGATCTGCCGGCATGTTAGTCATTGGTGCCATAGCAACCATACCTGTGTCCATACCACCCCATGTATTCTTCTCTTCCCATGTACCATTCATGGCTGCTTCTACACGAGCAACATAGTAAGGACCCCATAGATCGAGAATAGATGTAAGTTGAGTATTAGGAGCAAACTTAATCATGTCTGAAGCTTGACCAAAGCCTTTAATTCCTTGTTCTGCTGCAGCTGCAAGAGGAGCTGGTGAATCAGTATGCTGCGTGATAATGTCAGCACCACCTGCCATCAGAACTTTTGCTGCGTCTGCTTCTTTTGGCGGATCGTACCATGTGTTTACCCATACAACATCAATATCAAAATCCGGATTTACTGATTTTGCTCCAAGATAAAATGCATTGATACCACGGATAACTTCTGGAATCGGGAAAGATGCGATATATCCTGCTTTACCTGTCTTTGACATAGTACCAGCAATTACGCCTTGTACATACCGACCTTCATAGAAACGTGAAGAGTATGCGGACATATTTGGTGCAGTTTTATATCCAGTTGCATGTTCGAAAAGAACGTTTGGGTTTTCTTTTGCAACTTTTAAAGTCTGTTCCATATAACCGAACGATGTTGTAAAGATCATATCAACACCTTCGGCAACCATATTATTCAGAACACGTTCTGCATCAGGTCCATACTTGACACTTTCTACATATACGGTTTCTACTTTATCGCCAAACTCTTTTTCAATTGCTTGACGGCCGACATCATGCATGTATGTCCAGCCATGATCTCCGACAGGACCGACATATACAAAGCCAACCTTAAACGGGTCGGACGCGAACGAATAAGACATTGTTGCGAGAAGCAATGCTCCCGCAGCTAATAGTTTTTTAAACATTTTTACTCCTTGAGGGTTAACATTAGATTGCGAAACTTTCGCCACAACCGCAGGACGCAGTTGCATTTGGGTTTATTACTTTGAGATACGAACCACCAAGTTCGGTGACGTAATCGATCGTACAACCGAGTACGAACATTTCAGCCATAGGATCGACAACAAGATTATCTATAGTCGGAGGTTCTTCAGTCGTGTCCCAAACATATTGAAAGCCGGAACAACCACCACCTTTGACAGAAAGGTATACATTCGGTTGTCCGACTTTCTTCATATATTCTTTTGCTGATTCAGTCAGTTCAAGCAAGTGCTCTCATCCTCTTTACCAATCGTTCTGCACGATTAGGAACTTGACGGTACCAACGAGAATCTACCATCTCATCAGCAGCTTTGTTCCAATCGCGTGCATCTACACCGGCTTTCATTCCTTTAAATTTAGAAAGTCTCGGATATCCAAGGTTAAAGCACATGTTGGCAATGATGAGTTTGGCTTCGTCGGGAAGATCGTGGAAGTCGGCATAGAGCTTTTCACAATCTTCAATCGTGATTCTAATATCTGATTCGAAGACTGCAGCGACGCGTTCTTCTGAGACAGGAGTACCAACTTCTGCTCCATATTCAGGATCGTCTTCACGCACAAGATGACCGATACCAAAAGTAGGCAAGTCAAGGTGATCAAGGTATATTTCAAATTTCACTCCTTCGTCATCTTCTAAATCTTCTCTTAATCTTTGTAAGTCCATAACATCTCCTTATGGTAAATCAACATAATATGGTTCTTCTACACCCTTGTACTTTTTTTCGGGTTCCCAATCATGTCCGTATTTTTCTTTCCAAATTTCGTAATCGTCATTATATGGTGTCTTGCAGCCATATCCTGCTTCTAGTTTATATATTCTTGTACCATCATCATCATACTCCCAATCTCTTTCTGCAGGATCGGGGGACTGCATATGTATATCGTTCATTAGTTCCTCTTAAAAAAGCTATCTGGTACCATAGAATCTGGAGGAGTATCATGACATCGACAAGTGCTACAATGACAAGATTGAGTTTTATCAGTCATACCAACACCTATTGCCTCTTCACAGTGTGGTTGGTAACAATGACATCTGCAACCGCATGCTGCACAATATCGATTTGATCCTTCCATATAATCCTCCAAAGATAAAAGGAGCACCTACTATTAAGCGCTCCTTTTTATTTATTTTAGTTTAAGGCTTCAACCTCTTCTTCAGTGTAAGGCCACATTATACCCATATTCCTTTATATCTGAGTTGCTTCATACGATTCTCAAGATCTACATGATCTGTCGCTTGAGCAAGATATGTTTCAATAGGATCTTTTGCTGTGAATAGATTTTTTAACCACTTAATCACCATACACCTCCTTACGTAAACGAGTATTTAAATTGTGTGCAATTTGCTGCACGCTATCATTAGGATACTCGTGTCTAAGTTGATGAGCAATTTTGTAGTTTGCCTCTGTACCACGAGCCATAATCAATGCTTTACCGATTGCTGAAAAGAAATCAACTAGCGGTTGCGCGATTGAAAAGCCCCTGTTTAGTGTTGTTGTTGTCATTT